TGGCTGTATTAGCGGAATAGACCCACAAAGCGGCGAACCATTTATCGAACAAGACGAAAAGGGATCGACTTGAAAACGAAGATCAGAACGTCGAAATGGCCGCCCGGTTCTAAGCTGATCGGCGTTTCGTATATCGGCGACGGCCGTCTCGAACTGGTCATCGAATTGCCGGTCAGTATTGACGACGCGGAAAAAAGCTGCAATGATCTTGAACAGTCGCCCCCTATGGTAACCAGCCCACGGGGTGATTCTGACAATTGATTCAACCTTCCTACGGTAACCAGCCCGCGAAGTGTGAGACCTGAAAAGGTTCTTTCACGCTTCGCGGGTTTTTTTATTTAGATCGCAAAGCATGGCTGATTCTGATCCTCCTAAAGAATGGCATCGATGGCGTGGGGAAGTATCGGCGACCCTAAAATCGATCGACGAAAAAACGACATCAACAAATCAAACCGTCGGCACGTTGTTCAGCAAATTTAATGAACATTCCGATTCAGATGACGAACGATTTTTCTCGATTGAAAAGAAATTGGCTTGGTGGTCCGGTGCGATCGCGGTCGTTAGCGGTGTTGCTGGGGCGTCGATCACTTGGTTGTTCAGTGGCGGAAAATGAACGAATTACAAATTGAATCAGGCGACATATTCGCGTGCTACGGTTCTGATCGCGTATCAAAAACGATCAGCATCGGCACCGGCTCGATTTTCGCCCCGAAGCGATTGAAGCTCGGCCCGTCGCACGTCGCGATCGCGTGCCAGTGGATGGGTTCAATGTATTGGGTCGAATCGACAACGATGTCGGCAACGCCGTGTGCGATCGGTGGCGAACGTGTGAGGGGTTGCCAAGCACATTACCCCGGCCAACGGATCGCGGAATATACAAGCGAAGGCGGGCACGTCGATCATTATCGACTGACGAAGATTTTCGAGTTATCGGGCGACGAATCCGAGTTGATGTCGCACGTTTTGATCAGACATTTCGTTTTGAAATCGACTGGATACGACATGGGGCACGTGCTGCTTGCCGGCACTCGGCTTTTTAAGGCGTCGCGGCTGTTTCCCGGTGCCGATCTCGATCGTGTTTTTTGTTCGGAGTTAATCGCGGCCGTGCTGCAACGTATCGGCCGAATCAATCATAGAAATCCGACGAAGTTTTCGCCGGGCACGTTAATGCGGGAGTTGGTTCGCCAAGGCACATATCGTTTTGAAAAATCTTATTCTTGATTTGACAATGGTAAGCCTATGAGACGCGACGAAGAAAACGCGGAGCAAATCACGTGGGCGGCTGTGATCGTCGCGTGCTGGGCGATTCTGGCGATCGTGGCGGTTGGTTGTTTGTTGGGGTGAAGCGATGAAAAATCGAGTTATATTTTTTGCGTTCATCGGTGCGTTGTGGGCGTCGTTATTCGGGCACGCGGCATTCGGGCAATCTGCGGTCGTTCCGATCGAGGTTGTGACGAAATCGAATTGTGCGAACGGGTTTTGCCAAATCCTGACCGGGCACGCGGCCGCGACAACTATCGGAACGCTCGGCGGAAAAACCTATTTTCTGACGAACCGGCACGTTGTCGATGGGGCGACGAAACCGCCGGTCGTCACGTTCGCCGGAAAACGTTATTCGGTCGAAGTCGTCGCGGTTCACGACTCGGCCGACCTGGCGTTGTTGTCGGTGAAGTTTCCCGGCTCGACCGGGTTCTATTATCTGAAAATATCAGACGAAATGCCGGTCGATGGGGCCGATATTATCGCCGAATCGATTGGATATGAAAAGCGGTCGCGGTTGACGTATCGAAACCGACGCGGCGGGATGTTTTACAATTCGTATTTTTTCACGGGTCGAGTAAAGCGAGGGCATTCGGGCGGGGCATTGTGGGCACGCGGTGGCGATCTTGTCGGTTTGATTTATGGATATTCGGACGCATCGCCGGGGATGTCTCTCGCGGTTGACTGGTCGGTGATCCGATCTTTCGTCGTTGACACGCTCGGGGCGGTGCCCGGTGCGGCCGTTAAGGCGAATCGACCCGTGACGGTGGTCGAAACTCCAAAACCAGCCCCCGAGGATGACCCCAAATCGACGCCAGTCGTCAAACCCGACGAACCGGTCGCGGAAAAACCCGAGGCCGTCAATGGCGAATCAGGATCGCCGTTTTTGGTCCGTGCTGCACGATGGGCGATCGACTCGCCGATTATCGCAACGGCCGCCGGGGCTGGTCTCGCGGCCGCAACCGGTGGCGGGTCGATCTGGTTGTCGCGGGGCTTGCCGGTGGCATTGGCGTTGATCAGGCGGCGGCGTAATCGGAAAAAGGAAATGGTTTACGTTCCGAGTGGGATTGAACCGGAAACCGAGAAAATTATCGATCGACTGAACGCGGCCGCCGGGAAAATCGAACAGTCGATCGGGCCGGTTGTTCAGCCGGATGGGACAACAAAAACGGCACCCGAGGAAACCGACGCCGAAATCGTTTCGCGTTTGTTTCGCGAGGGAGTCGAACTGGCGGCGGCCGGTGATAACAGAATCGGGAAAGTTGGAAACCGGGCCGTCGGCCTGGCTATCAAAAATTACGTCGCGACGCGATTCGCGGCACTCAAAAACGTTTTATAAGGAATCGAAAGAATGAACCACAACAGTTTCACCGGCCTACGTCAAAACGTTGGCAATTATTCGTGTCGGGCTTTGATCGCCGAGATACAGGCGTTTCGGGCACAACTCATTTTGAAGGGCGAATTTGATCAGGCGTCGGGATGGGACGACCCGCTTAATCAATGGATGGTCGAAGAACTCGGCCGCATTCGCGAAACGGCGGCCGTCACGGCTACGTCACCGATGGGGGCGGTTGATCAAGCGGCCCGCAACGCACAACGGAAAACAGACGCGGCCGACGAAACGCAAACGCTAAAGGATCGCTACATCGCGGGCGACCCGATCACGGCCGACGATCAAATGATGCCGTCGGCACCAATGCGACCGTTGCCCTATGATTTTAGCGGGGCCGATCCGAAGATTCCGCAAATGCACGGCAAGAAAAATTATGCCCTCGTCTCTGTCGTGAACGAACTCGATTACGCTTGCGTGTTAATCTCGAAATTGGATTGTCAAGGAAGCGGATATACAATCCCGCCGCATCAATCGTCAATGATTGTGTCGAAGCTCGATTCAATTTACACGATCTGCGAAATCAAGGGCGGCACGTCACACCGACGCGATATTGCCGACGGAACGAACGCGGTGCAAGATGCCGCCGCCGACGTGTTGCCGTCAACGGTCACAGAACCAACTAAACCGTAAACCAACCCGGCGGAGTTTTGTTCCTTTTCTTCGCCGATTTGACACCCGAGGGGGCGACTTTCACCGTCCCCTCGGGTGGTTTTTTGTAAGGGGTTTTTATTATGCGGAACGCTTTTTCTTATGTCCTGTTGGTTGCGGCGTTGGCTGTCGGTGATGATGCGACGAAACCCGAGGACCGCACGACCTGGCGGGAAACGCAATGGTCGGCACTGATCGCCGAACAACGATCGGGCGTCGCCGAGTATCGCACGCCCGACGGGTCGCGGGTCGATGTGCTTGTCGATGATTACGCGATCGAAGTCGATTGGTGCGAGAAGTGGCCCGAGGCGATCGGGCAGGCGTTGTTCTATGGGTTGGCGACTAATCGAAAGCCGGGCGTTGTTTTATTGATGCGTGGTCGTGATAGCGACCAGCGGTATTACCTGCGGTGCCTGGCGGTTTGTTCGCGGGTTGGCATTCGGTTGGAAACGATGGAGGCGAAATAGATGGAAGATTTTGTGATGGCTCCTGAATCGATATGTGAACGCCGCACGGAGATTGAAAAGCGTCTTCGGGAAAATCACTCACAGCGAATAGTAATTGAAGCCGAGTTGATTGGGTTACAACATGAATGTGAACACGACGGCAACGCGACGCGGTGTTGGGAATGCGGGAAGCCAGTGAACGTTGTAATGCGTGGCGGCGAAGGAAAATAAAAAAGGTGCGTGCGTTTGGATGCGTAGGTACTTTTTGGCCTTTTTTGTTTCCTCTGCTCGAGGGAAGAAGCTATAAAACATGACAGAGTTGGTTGCACGATAGGTGGTTGATTGATCGCGGAAAATCCCGACAACAAATATGAAGCACGCAAGGAACGCGAACGGGCACGCAATGCCGCCGTGTCGCATTCCGGTCGCGACATCGGCACGCCCCCGAAACCCCTCGATCCGAAACGCCGAAAGAAAGCCGTCGCCGGCTTATTGTTTTTTCTCGATACATATTTTCCCGAACTGTTCACGCTCGATTGGTCCGACGATCATCTCCGCGTGATCGCCAAGATGGAACAGGCGATCGTTCACGGCGGGTTGTTCGCGGTCGCGATGCCTCGGGGGTCGGGGAAAACAACGATCGCGGAATGCTCGGCGATCTGGGCTGTTATCACTGGCCGACACCCGATGGCCGTTTTGATCGGCTCGGACGAAGGGCACGCGGCCGACATGCTCGCGTCGATAAAACTTGAAATGGAAGTCAACGAAGCCCTGTCCGACGACTTCCCCGAGGTTTGTTACCCGATAGGCCGGCTCGAAGGAATCGCGAACCGGGCGTCGGGGCAACTAAGCGACGGCGAACGAACTCGAATCGAGTGGACGCAAAAGGTTTTGGTACTACCGACGATCGCCGGGTCGCAAGCCTCGGGTGCGATCATCAAGGTACGCGGCATCACTGGCGGCATTCGCGGGATGAAACACAAGCGGGCCGACGGCCGTGTCGTGCGGCCGACGCTGGTTATTCCCGACGACCCGCAGACCGACGAATCGGCACGATCACCGGGGCAGAACAATTATCGGCTCGGCATTCTCGCGGGGGCCGTCCTCGGGCTGGCGGGGCCGGGAAAAAAAATCTCGGGTCTAATGCCTTGCACGGTGATCCATCCCGGCGACATGGTTGACCAAATACTCGACCGAAATCGGTTTCCCGAATGGGATTCTGAACGGACGAAAATGATTTATCAATTCCCGACAAACGAAAAACTTTGGGCGGAATACTCCGAAGTGCGGGCCGACGGAATGCGGGCCGGCGATCGAGGAAAAGCCGGGACCGCGTTCTATAAAAAACATCGGAAGAAAATGGATAAGGGGTCGGTCGTCGGTTGGCCCGAGCGATACAACCCCGACGAATTGTCGGCGATACAAAACGCAATGAACTTACGGATGTATGACGAAGCGGCGTTTTTCGCCGAGTACCAAAACGATCCGATCGTCGAAAACGAAAGCGACCTCGATCTAATCACGGCCGACGACCTGGCCGCGAAAACCAACGGCATCAAACGCGGCGTCGTGCCCGACGCATCGACCAAGTTGACGATGTTCGTCGATGTCTCGAAAAAAGTTTTATGGTGGTCCGTGGTCGCGTGGGATAATGCTTTCACCGGGCACGTTGTCGACTACGGAATCTGGCCGGAACAGCCGACGAACTACTCGACGTTGGCCTCGATCAAAAAAACGTTGATGATGAAAAAGCGGGGTGCGGGTTTCGAGGCGGCATTGATCGCCGGGCTGGGTTCACTGGCCGACCATACTCTCGGAAGGGAATGGAAAACCGAATCGGGCGACGTGGCTCGGATTGACCATTGTCTGATCGATGAGGGTTACGCGACCGACCAGGTTCGCGACTTCTGCAAGCGGTCGAAGTTCTCGGCGATCCTCTCGACATCGAAGGGCGTCGCGTGGAAGGCGTCGTCGCGATGGTACGGGCCGACGCTCTCGAAGGCGAAGCCGGGCGAAGGTCGCGGCGATCATCTCACACAATATCGATCGAAAACCGGCCGGCGTGTTCTGGTCGATGTCTTTCATTGGAAGACATTTATCTTTCGACGCCTGGCCGTTCCGATTGGCGACGCGGGGGCGTTGTCACTTTTCGAGGCGAAGCCGTCGCGGCATCGAATGGTTGCCGAGCAAGTGACCGCCGAACACCCGGTCAAGACCGAGGGACAAGGGCAGATCGTCTACGAATGGAAAACATTACCGGGCCGACCGGACAATCACTTCCTTGATTGTTTCGTCGGTGCGGCGGCGTGTGCGTCAATGTTGGGGCTTTCGCTGGGCGGCAAACGCCTGGCACCGAAGCCAGTTAAAAAGCTGAAACGAAAACGAGTTTATGCAATGGGGTAATCTGATGGCGAAGAAAGCGGCTAAACCAAAAACAAAAACGAAACCAAACGAACGCGAACGGGTGCAATCTCAAAACGTGCCGGCGTCGCGTTGTATGAAATGCGGAAGCACGGAACGCGATCCGTACAATTCAACGCGGTACGTCAACCACGGCGGAATCGAGAATGGCGTCGAATATAACCGCGTGGCGTTTCGTTACACGAAGTGCAAGGAATGCGGTCAAAGGCGGTGCGATCGCACGCAAGAAATGGCGTAATCCCGTGACGCGGGAAAACACTCGGGTTTCTTAATCTCGATCCCGTGATGCGGGCAAACGCACTATTTGATTTTGAAACCCTCCCCGAAGATTGCTTGCGTACTGTCGCAAGTTCAATCTCTTTTCGACGTGCGGCCGGCGGTTTGTCTTTCGCCGCCGGCCGCTACTTTTCTTCGGGGTGACGATGGCTGACAATTCCGCACGCATTGCCGAGATCGAAGCAATCCTACAGGCGGGAGCCGTCAGCGTGACGATCGACGGCGTGTCGGTGACTTACGATTTCGACACCCTACGGAGCGAACTAAGAAAACTGCGACAGGCCGACGACGTTGAAAAATCACGTCGCCCGACTTCCACGACTGTTCGACTAGGGGGGTTTTAATTGTTTAACCTTACGATCCCCGGTTTGAATCTTCTTACGCGGAACTTCGGATACGACGCCGCGACCGACGACAAAAAACGCAAAGTCAAATCCGGCCCGATGCAATCGGAAGATAAAGAACTGACCGAAGCCAAGCGAAAGGTTTTAGTCGCTTCGCATCGTGACCTACGCCGAAACTTTGAAATCGCCGCGTGGGCAATCCGAAAACACCTCGATTTCGTTTCGACGTTCACTTTTCAATGTCGATCGGGCGACGAAGAACTCGACAAGGAAATTGAAAGCCTGGTCAAGTGGTGGCAACGGCCGTTGAATTTCGACGAAGCCGGACGGCACTCGATGGGTCGATTCACTCGCATCGCCGAGGCGTGCAACGTCGTTGACGGTGATTTTTTCATTCACAAATTACGAAACGGCCGCGTGCAAGGGATCGAAAGCGATCTCGTTCGCCGGCCGATGGGATTTGATCAAGGTGCCGTCGATGCGTCGGAATTCCCGCACGGCGTGCGAACCAACGCCGCCGGCCGGGCGTTACGTTACGCGGTTCACCAGCGAACCGACAACGGCATGAAGTTTCAAAAGGCCGTGCCGGCCGTGCAAATGATCCACGTCGCGAACTTCGACCGAATCTCACAGACCCGAGGCATTTCGCCACTGGCGGCATCCTATAACCGTTTCCGCGATGTCTACGAAAACCTTGACTATGCTCTCGCGAAATCGAAGGTCGCCCAATTGTTCGGGCTGGTGTTCTATCGCGACGCGGCCGACTCGGCCGGCATCGTAACCGATAGCTCGGACGGTGACACGACGACCAACGACGAACCACAATACGACGTGAACTTCGGAACCGGCCCGCAAATCCTCGACCTGGAAGCCGGCGACAAAGCTGAATTCTTAGAAAATAAAACGCCCTCGACCGAATTCCGCGAATTCATGTTCGTGTCGATATCGATGGCGTTGAAATCTCTCGACATTCCGTATTCGTTTTTCGACGAAGCTCACACGAATTTCTTCGGATCGAAAGCGGCCCTGATCCTTTACATGCAATCGGTGCGGCACAAACGTTCGGTTCTGCAAGAAGCGTTACGGCAATTAACCGTGTGGCGTTTTCAACATTTTATTATCAATGGCGATCTCGTTTTGCCCTCGGGGATGACGGTCAACGATCTCAATTTTGAATGGGTGCCCGCCGGCGTTCCGTGGTTCGATCCGCGTGACATCAAGGCCGACGTTGACGCGATCAATGCCGGGCTGAAAACACGGTCGGAAGTGCGGAAAGAAAAATTCGGCGACGACTGGCGGGATGTCGCTCACCGACTGGCGGCCGAGGAAAACTTAATTCGCGATCTAGGGATCACCGGAATCGCTTCGCTTGTCGAAGACTCCGAACCGACCGACGACGAATCAGACGAAACCAACGACAAGGGGCGAAAATGATCGACCTAAAGAAACCCGTGACGACTTTTCGAGCGAACACCGGCGGCGGCGTCGTTGAAGATACTCGCGTCGATTTCCAAGGTGGCAAGAAAAAAGCCGGCCTGATCTCTGGCGTGTCGGTAATCACCCGAGGCGAAGCCCTGGGGCACGACCTATGGATCGACGACACGTTTGTCGAACAAGTCGGCGAAGCGATTCAGGCGTCGAACATGGGCGTTAAATCGAGGTTTACGCACCCCGGCCTTTCGGGCGACGGGACCGGGAAGTTTCTCGGCCGTTTCAAGGGTGCCGATCTCGGTGACGGTCAATTGTTCTCCGACTTCCACATTTCGCCAGCCGCGAACAAATCGCCCGACGGGAAGCTCGGCGACTACGTTCTCGAACTGGCCGACGACGACCCCGACGCTTTCGGCGTATCGATCGCTTTTCAACACGACCCGAAAGCCGAACGCGAATTCATAAACGCGAACACCGAAGTCGATGCCGATGGCTCGCAAAACTTTATTTCGCCCGACCCGCAAAACGAAAAGAATTACCCGCACGCCCGGCTCGAAAAACTACGGGCCGTCGATGTGGTCGATTCTCCGGCCGCAAATCCAAACGGCTTATTTCACCGAGGCGACGAAATCGCCGACGAAGCTGATCAACTTTTATCGTATTCGCTCGGGCTTTCAGACAAAGCCCCGGCGTTATCTTGTTTTGATATTGACCCTGATCGTGCCCTCGGGTTTGTCGCCCGTTATCTGGATCGGCACGATTTAGAAATTAAACCGAAAGGGCATGATATGCCAAAGCCTACAGCAGAACTGACCGACGCGGTTGTCGAAGCTCCCGAAGCCGAAGCGACTGAAACCGAGGAAACCGCCGAAGTCGAAACCGAAGAAACCGCCGGGAACTCGGCCGAAGAAACCGAGGAAAGCCCCGGGGAAGTCACGGAACCGGCCGCCGAGACTTCGACCGACACCGAGGCAAGCGAGGGGCAAAAATTCCTCAACGCCTTCGGTGATCGGGGCGGCGTTTGGTACGCCGAGGGCAAGTCGTTCGACGAAGCTCGCGACCTACACACGGCCGAGCAAGCCGAACGAATCGAAGCCCTCGAAACTCGTAACGCTCAACTGGAATCGGCTGATCTGGGCGGCGAAGCGATCGATCTCGGGACACCGGCCGACGAAGAAAGCCCCGAACATAAACGGGCGAAGGAATTCTCCGAAAAAGGTCAACTAAGCGACGGTGCGGCCCGCATGGCGGCATCGATCCGACTGCCCGGCAAGAACTAAGCGAAAAGAGATTGAAGCGACTGTGCCCGTTCGAGATTGGCTTGCGACGCCAAATTTCAACAACTCGAACGAGGTATAAAAACGATGGCTGTTTTATCTTTACTTGACATTGCAAAAATGAATGGGTCGGACGGCCTGGTCGGTTTGATCGACGAAGCGTCGCAACATTCCCCCGAGGTGCGACTTGCACCGGCCCGAACAATCTCGGGCATCAACTATAAAACCTTGACGCGAAAAACGGTTCCATCCGCCGCGTTTCGTGACGCCGCCGACGGTACTGATCCCGTCAAAGGCACTTACGAAAACAAGACGGTCGAAACGTTTATTCTCAACCCACGTTGGGAACTCGACAAGGCGATCGCCGACCGACACGAAGACGGTGCCGAGGCGTTGATCGCACTCGAAGCCGGTGCAATCATGGAAGGTGCGTTCCAGCAACTCGCCGCCCAATTTTACTACGGCACCGACACGACCTACAAAGGGCACGCCAAGGGTTTCCCTGGCCTGATTGATTCCTACGACTCGACGAATATGGTTGTCGATGCCGCCGGAACGACCGCGACCACGGGGTCGAGTCTCTGGGCTGTTCAGTTTGGCCCGCGTGCGGTTCAGTGGGTGTACGGCAACGGTGGTGCCCTCGATATGGGCGACCCTCGGATCGAAACGATCACCGGGGCGAACTCGAAGTCGTTGACCGGCTACGTTCAAGAATTGCTGGCTTATCCTGGCCTACAGGTTAGCTCGCAAGACGTTCTCGGACGTATCAAAAAACTGACCGAAGATTCCGGCAAGGGATTAACCGACGACCTGATCGCCGACCTATTGTCGAAATTCAAGGTCGGCATGGTTCCCGACATGCTGCTTTGCACTCGGCGATCACTGAAACAGTTACAGCAAAGCCGGACCGCAACGAACAACAACGGGGCACCGGCACCGTTCCCGACCGAAGCGTTTGGCGTTCCGTTGGTCGTGACCGAATCCCTGTCGAACGTTGAAGATTTAGCACTCTAATCGGAAGCCGGCCCCGAGCCGGCGACCGTTTTTTCTCTCACTGAAACAAATTCCGAAAACAGGAAACCAAGACATGAAACACTTTCCAAACTCTCGAACCTTGTCGATCTTATCGTGCGTGTTCGCACTGGTCGGCATCGCCGGCTTACAAATCGCCGCCGGTTCTTTCACTGGCATCGAATACGCAATCTTAGGCGTGGGCATGGCCTACACGCTGAAAGATGCAAATCTCGCCGTCACAAAGGCGTTGCCAAACGGTGCGGCCGCGATCACTTCGACCGGGATTGATCTCGGAAGCCGAACCGATAACGATTTTGTGGCGGATTGCGAATTGCTTGTCGAAGCTCCATTGCTGACTACGGCCGATTTGCCCGATACGGAAACGATGATTTACGACATCATCGGCGACGACAACGCGGCGATGTCTTCGCCGGCCGTTGTCGCGGCGGCCGTGCTGACACAAACGGGGGCCGGTGCTGCCGGTGACGCGGCGGCCGAAGTCCGGTTCCGCGTGCCGTCTGACTTTGCACACCAATATATCGGCGTGCAAGCGACGAACAGCGGGGCCGGCGATGCGTCGGATAAAGACGTTGACGCTTCACTCCGATTCTAAAGGCTGACCGATGTCACGTTTTCAAGCCCCGATCGCTCTCGCGTTGCAAACGGTGAATAAAATCGCCGGCGTGGAAATCACGTACAAACGCGGTGCGAATTCGGTGGCCTTGAAGGCGACACCGGGATCAACGGAATTCAAGGAAAACAACGACTTCGGGGCATTTCGCCGGGTCGTTGAATCAAAGGATTTTATCTTCGACGGTGCCGAATTGTATCTCGGCGGCGTTTTAGTGGAACCGGAAGACGACGACACAATCGAACAAATCGTCGGCGACAACGTTTTGACTTATCGCGTTTTGCCGTTTGGCGACAACCCGATTTTCCATCGCGTCGGCGACACTGATGGAATCCGAGTACACACAAAACTTGACGGATCGGCGGCGGCGTAATGTCACGAATCGGAACAATCATTGACGAACTCAAAACGGCCCTCGACGCCGAGTCGATGACGACCGCGTTCACCGTTGACGAAACCGCCCTCGATCCAAAGTTCAAGCGGCAAGACTTGCCCGCGACGCCGAAAGTTTATTGCGTTCCAAGCGAAATGGAATCGGACATCGCCAGCCGGTCGAAATCATTGATCGATTACTCGATCGACTTCGGCATCGTCTGGAAACTGGCCGACGGTTTACGGGCGACGGTCGAACCGGCGTTATTACTGACCGAGGAAATTTTCGATTTTCTCGACGGGGGCAGTATTTTAGCAGATTCCGGTTCGGCGAATGCGTCGTTTTTCTCGATCAAAAACTCGCCGATTTACTCGCCCGAACACATGAAGCAAAGCGTGTTTTTTTCCGTGATCACCGTCACTTATAAGGTTAAGCGTTGATGGCGAATCTCGTAAAAATGACAACTAAAATTACGAACAACTTCGATCGGGTTTCCCGTGCGACTGATCGGGCACGCAATCGGTATTTGTTTCGTGGCGGTGCGTTGGTTCGCACGACGGCCCGCCGTTCGATCCGGCCCGGAAAAACGGAATCGGCACCGGGAAGCCCGCCGCGAACACGAACAAAAAAAGGAAAGCGACTTCGGAACGCGATCATTTTCGGCGTTGACCGAAGAAAAAAAGACACACTGGTCGGGCCGTCTTATGAGATCGTCGGCGACGCTGGGGCGGCCCACGAATTCGGCGGAAGGTTCCGCGACGAAACGTTTCCTGAACGGCAATTCATGGGGCCGGCCGTTAAGAAGTCGGCACCGAAACTAGCAAAATTCTGGCAAGACGCAATGAAATAAAAAACAAAACCTTGATTCGAGATTGGCTTGCGACGCCAACAAAAAACACAACTCGAATGAGGTTTAGAAATGGTAGTAGTAAACGCAAATATCGGCCACGATTGTAAGATGTATATTAATACTGGCGTTTGGGGTAGTCCTGTCTGGGATGAGGTTGATCTCGTTATTGACGCCGACGTTGATAATCCGACCAACATGGTCGAGGGGAAAAAACGCGGCATCGGGAGCAAGGTCTATAGTCCTGGCCTCAACGATCCGTCGATCTCTTTTAAGCTCGACAACGACCCGACCGATGCGAGTTTCATTTTGTTCGCCGCCGCCAAGGCCGCAAAATCGACGATCGAAATCGCGATCATGGACGGCGACATTACGACATCAAACGTCGAAGGATTTCGCGGCGTGTTTCATGTTGAAAACTGGAAACGCGACGAAGCCCAAGAATCCCAGACCGTTTGGGATTGCTCTTTGAAACCGGCCAAGGATGACGGCGGTAATACCTTCCAAGCCTACACGGTGCCCTAAGCCATAGGGGCCGTTTTTAACATTTCCTGACAATTTTTAACCGGAGTCGATCTCGATGGCAACCCAATTGGAAGTAAAAAAAGCAATAGTCGAAGGGGCCAAGAAAGCGAAGCCCGGCGGAAATGTAGTTGTTTTCCGCGACGATCTTTTGATCGCGTTGGGCGAAGACCCAACCCCAAGTAAACCCGCCGCGACACCAACGACCGGGAAGTAACTCCCCCCGGTTTCAACGCGGTTTGGTAGGTCGGCACATCGCGGCCGGCCTACCTTATATTTCATCGGAGTTAATTTTTTTAGGGAGTTGGAAAAGTGGCAACAGTAAAAGATCAGGCCGGCCGCGATTGGTTGGTCGCAATCAATATCAATACCGTCTTACGAATCAAGGCCGAGACCGGGATCGATCTATTGATGTTCGACGATCCCGACCCGAAAAAACGGGCCGACGTGTTCGGCGATATTTACAAATTGACCGATATAATTACTTCAATTGT